CCGGCAGAGCAGGCCAGCGGCACCACCGCCGACAGCAGGCCAGCAGAGCAGGCCAGCGGCACCACCACCGGCGGCACCGGCAGAGCAGGCCAGCGGCACCACCGCCGACAGCAGGCCAGCAGAGCAGGCCGCCAGCACCACCGCCGACACCACCAGCAGACCAGCCCAACACGCCCGCGCCCGCGCGAAATTCCAAACACGCGCCCGCCCGCGCCAGCGACGCGCCCGCGATCCAGACAACGCACGCATCCGCGCGATATTCTAAACGCGCCTGCGCCCGCGCGAAATTCCAAACACGCGCCCGCCCGCGCCAGCGACGCGCCCGCGATCCAGACAACGCACGCATCCGCGCGATATTCTAAACGCGCCTGCGCCCGCGCGATCCAAAACGCGCCCGCGCCCGCGCGTAATAGGTTCTGCGCGTGCGCGTGCGTGTATTGCGGGTTCGGAAGCGCAAAATTTTGTTAGGTATAGGGTAGTTTTTTCACTTCCGGCGGGGCCGGGCCGGAAAATATAGGGGGGTCAAAAAACGGCAGCGGGTACAGGAGGCGGCCCGGTGGGTGCAGGAAAAGTCCGGCGGCGGGCCTGAACGTGGGAGCGGGCACCGGCGGCGGGCGGCGGAAGCCGGGAAACTTGGGAGGAAAAGTGGGAGCAGCGCGGCGGACACTTGCACGGCGGGGCAAGCTCGGTGCAAGCTCGGTGCAAGCTGCCCGGCGGCGCTGGCCGCACGGGAGCGGCAGAAATCCGGCGGCAATTCTGCGGCAACTTTGCGGGATTGACAGCCGGGCAGAAAAAGACGGAGCTGCCACCTGAACGGGTAAGCAGCTCCGCTATTCTTTCATGTCGCCGGTCAGCCATTCGATTGTCACGCCGAGGACGCGGGCGAAGATCACAAGCTCATAGTCGGTCACGAAGCGATCCCCTGTCTCTATCCGGCTGATGGCCTCGCGGCCAATGCCGACACCGGCAACCTGCATCTTTGCGGCAAGCGCGTCTTGGGAAATCCGCTGCGCCGTCCGCGCCTGATGTATTCGATCCCCGGACACATTTGCCTTGCCGTCGTAGTTGTAGATTTTCAAAGCGCATCCTCCTTTTGCTCTTGAATGTAGCATCTTTTTCTGGTATTCTTGTAATAAAGATTTACAGACCATAAGAAAGCAGAGAAAAAAGCCGGAAAGATTTACAAAGCGGCGGGCCTGTAAAGGAAATGAGGTTGAGCTATGAAGAAAAGAACAAGCGCCACGATCCTTTCCGCCGTGATCGTCGCCCTGCTGCTGGCGGGCTGCACGAAAATTGAAAACCCGGCAAAGGTGCCGAAAACAAATATCGAGTTCAGCGCCATGCACCACGACGAGGCGCGGGGCGCACTGGAAGCGGCAGGCTTTGACAATATCGCGGCGGAACATAAGGAGACAGACAAGGAGACTATCGACGGCAAAGTGTTCAGTGTTTCCGTGGATGGAAAAACGGACTACAAGAGAAATGCCGTGTTTGAAAGCAATGTGCCTGTGGTGATTACAAGCTATACATACACAGCGCCGCCCGCGCCGGAGCCGGAGCCGACGGAGGAACCGGCGGCGGAGTTCAAGCCGGAGAATTACACGGCGGACGCTGCCTCTCTGGAAAAGCTGGCGGCGGAGCTATTCGCCTTTGATTACAGCGGCCTGACGGTGGAGTGGGACGAGTTCGACAGCGCCTTTGTCGTCTCTTTCCTGCCGGGCGCAATGCTGGACGAAACGAGTTATGTCTATCAGAGCGTCAACCGCTACATCCACTTCTGCCAATATGCCTATCAGATCGACGGCGTGGAGCGGGTGCGCTTTGACGTGATGCTGGAGGTAGTGGATCAGTACGGGCAGACGGAGACGATAGAGGGCGTCTCCGAGATCATGACGCGGGACGTGTTCGAGAAATACGACTGGGGCAATCTGGCGTACATGAACATATGGGAGAGCTTTTCGGACAACTGCTATTATTTCGGCGTCAATCCCCTGCTGACGGAAAAGCTGGACACAAGCAAAGTGTTCTATGATCCGCTCACGCGGGATGGGAAGATCGGATAACACGCATTTAATACACACATAACACGCGCGTGCGTTGGAGCGGGAGAGTTTCAACGCGCGTGCGTGTTATTTTTTTCTCCAAAAATTTTTTTCAGAGTTAGCAGTTTTGACAGGTTTTCCGTGTTAAGGTGATAGCGTGGACAAAGTATAAAGGCTCGCGGCGAGCGCTGCGGGCTTTTCTTATGCCTGTATGGAGGTGTGAAATGCCGAAGCGGAGCGAGAAGCGCGACACCGCCAAGGCTGCATACATAGCCCTGAAAAGCGAGAGGAAAAGCGTAAACCTGCGGGAGCTGGCAGAGCAACAGGGCGTAACGTATCAGCTCTTGCGGAACTGGAAAGCGGCGGACAAGTGGGACGAGGCCGTGCCGAAGCCGAAGAAGAAGCGCGGCGGCCAGCCGGGGAACACGAACAGCGCCGGACACAAGAACGCGGCGGGGAGCCATGAGGGAGCGCCGCCGGGAAACAAGAACGCGGAAAAGGACGGAGCATACAGCGCCGTCCTTTTCGATATGCTGACGGAGCCGGAGCGGGCGGTTGCCGAAGCGACACCGACGGAGAGCCGGGCCGCGCTGATCCACGAAATGAAGCTGCTGACCGTCCGCGAGCATCGGATCATGACAAAGATCGCCATGTACGAAGCGGAGCCGGAGGACACGCTGCACCTGTCCAGCGTCCTTGATATGCGCGAGCCAGCGGGACGCGGGGACAAGAAGCAGGACGGAGCGCGGCAGCAGATGGGTATGTACACCAAGGACAGCGCCTTTAACCGCGTGATGAAATTGCAGGAGGCGCTTTACAAGGTGCAGGGGCGGATCGCCGCCATCACCAACAGCCTGCGGGCCATGGAGGAGGCCGACCGGCGCATGGAGCTGGAACGGCAGCGCCTTGAAATCCTGCGTATGCGGGCGACCGGGGCCGTGCCCGTGGGCGGGCCGGACGATGATACCGGCACAGAGTACGATCCTCTGACAGAGAGCGAGGACACGGTATGACACTCTACACAAGCAAGGTTGTGGCCCAATGGCTTTGCCTATCGGAACGCCGGGTGCGGCAGCTCCGGGACGAGGGCGTGATACAGGAGGCAAGGCCGGGGCTTTACGATTTACAGCCCACCGTCGCCCGGTATATCCAATACCTCGGCGGAGCGGGCAAGGAAAACCTGAACGAAGAACGCCGGAGACTGACCGCCGCGAAGCGGGAGGCGGCGGAAATGGACAACGAGCAGCGCCGTGGCGACCTGCACAGCACGGCAGACTTTGAAAAGGGCCTCAAGACCATGCTGCTGAACATGCGGAGCCGCTTTCTTATCATCCCGGCGAAGCTGTCCCCGACACTTGCCGCTGGACAGCTCACGCAGGCCAATATCTACGACCTGCTGAAACAGGCCATAGACGAGGCGCTGGAGGAAATGAGCCAGTATAACGCGGCAATGGTCGAGCCAGAAAACGACGATGGACGAGAAGAAGCCGAAAGCGCATAAGTGCGACGGCTGCGTGTGGCGGTGCTACACGGGATCGGACATCGTTTTTTGCCTGTTCCCGAAGTGCAGGCGGGAAGCGTACAGGCGCTATACAGGGAAGAAACGGGGTGCGAAGCGTGGAGCGGCGGAGAAAAACCATTGAGCTGCCGAAGCAAACGGCAGATATGTTCGCCCGCTGCCTCGCAGTATTGATGCCGCCGCCGGAGCTGACGCTTTCGGAGTGGGCAGACCGCTACCGTATGCTGTCGGCGGAGAGCAGCGCGGAGCCGGGCCGCTGGCATACGGACAAGGCACCGTATCAGCGGGAGATCATGGACGCCATCGGCAATCCGCACATCCGCAAGGTTGTCATTATGTCCGCCGCGCAGATCGGGAAAACGGCCATGCTTATGAATATGCTCGGCTACTATATGCACCACTACCCCGCGCCGGTGCTGGTGATACAGCCGACGCTTGACATGGCGCAGACGTTTTCCAAGGATATGCTCGCGCCGATGCTGCGGGACACGCCGGTGCTGCGCAATCTGGTGGACACCAAAAGCCGGTATTCCGGCAACACGATTCTGAAAAAGAACTTTCCCGGCGGCCACGTCTCCATCATCGGAGCGAACAGCGCGGCGGGCCTGCGTATGCGGCCCATCAAGGTGCTGCTGGCCGACGAGGTGGACGCATACCCGGCCAGCGCCGGAACAGAGGGCGATCCCCTGCTGCTGGGCCAAAAGCGACAGACGACCTTTTGGGACAAGAAAACCGTGATCGTCTCCACGCCGGGACTGAAAGGAAGCAGCCGGATTGCCACGGAGTATGACGAAAGCACCCGCGAGGAATGGAACGTGCCGTGCCCGAAGTGCGGACACTATCAGCCCCTCGCATGGCGCGGGATCGTCTTTGACAAAGACAATCTTTCCAAGGGCATCAAATTCCAGTGCGAGAAGTGCGGCGAACAGTCCGGGGAATACGAGTGGAAGCGGGCGGCGCAGCGCGGGCGCTTCGTGGCCGCCAATCCGACGGCGGAGACACGGGGCTTTCACCTGAACACGCTGGCGTCGTCGTTCTGCGGCTGGAATGAGGTTGTCGAAAAGTTCCTTGCCGCCAACGAGCTTTTGAAGCTGGGCGATCCCGAAAAAATGAAAACGTGGGTCAACACGGAGCTGGGCGAGCCGTGGGAGGAACCGGGCAGCACGCTGGAAGAAAACGAGCTGCTTTCCCGCCGCGAAATCTACGACGCCGAAGTGCCGGAGGACGTGCTGGTGCTGACGGCGGGCGTGGACGTGCAGGATGACCGTTTCGAGGTGGAAGTGGTCGGCTGGGGCGTCGGCAAAGAAAGCTGGGGCATCCGCTATCAGAAAATCTTTGGGGATATGCTCAAAGAACAGGTGTGGAGCGACCTCGACGCTTTCCTGCAAACGCCGTTCCGAAAGGCGGACGGCACCGTGCTGAACATCCTCGCCGCCTGCATCGACAGCGGCGGCCACTACTCCACGCAGGTTTACCGCTTCACCGTAGAGCGGTACGAGCGGAGAATATGGGCCATCAAAGGCAAGGGCGGCGCGGAGGTGCCATACATTCGCAATCCCACCACCAACAACCGCGTGAAAGCGCCGCTGTTCATCATCGGCGTGGACGCGGGCAAGGCCCTTTTATACCAGCGCCTCAAGCATCCGACCAAAGGGCCGAACTACTGCCATTTCCCGCTGAACGAAGAAGCGGGATATGACGAGGACTATTTCAAGGGACTGACGGCGGAAAAGATGGTGCAGCGGTTCCGCAAGGGCCGCGCCGTCGTGGTATGGGAGCTGAAAGACAGCGCCCACAAGCGCAATGAACCGCTTGACCTGCGCAACTACGCGACGGCGGCGCTGGAAATCACAAACCCCGTGCTGCAAAAGGCGGAGCCGGGAGCGGAACCGGCCCGGCGGCGGGCTGGCCGTCGGCGCATATCGGAGGGCATCTAAATGGCTATTTTCAGTAAAAAGCTGTGTCAAGAAAAGCTGAACACATGGCTGGCGGCAGAGGAAAGCGTCGCCACCGGCCAGAGCTACCAGATCGGCAGCCGCATGTTGACACGGGCAGACTTGAAGCAAATCCGCGAGGAAATGGAATACTGGGCCGGAAAGCTGGCGGAAGCCGAAGCGGAAGAAAAGAGCGGCGGCAGAAATCGGCTGTGGCACGGCGTTCCCCGCGACGTGTAAGGGAGGGCGAGTATGGCGAAACCGAATATCTTTGACCGCATGATCGCCGCCGTCTCCCCGGCGCAGGCGGTGAAGCGGGAGGCGGCCCGCAGCGCCCTGTCGTTCCTGAACAGCGGTTACGGGAACTATGGGGCCAATCAGCAGAAAAAGAGTATGCGCGGATGGATGTATTACGGCGGCAGCGCCAAGGAGGACATCGAGGACAACATCGACGTTCTCCGGCAGCGCAGCCGCGACGCATATATGGGCATCCCGACGGCGGCGGCGGCGCTGAAAACCATGCGCACAAACGTGATTGCCGCCGGGCTGGTGCCAGCGCCGAAACTGGACGCGGACTATTTGGGGCTGACGCAGGAGCAGGCCGCAGACCTGCAAGCGCAGATCATCCGGGAGTTTGCGCTATGGGCCGACACGCCGGAGTGCGACGCCGACCGCATGGATAACTTCTACCAGCTCCAACAGCTTGCCTATTTGGGCTACCTGATGAACGGGGACGCAATCGCCATGCTGCCCGTGCGCGAGCCGAGCAGAACGCAGCCCTATGGTCTGCGGGTGCGGATCGTCGAGGCGGACAGGCTTTGCAGCCCCGATCTCTACGACCGGCTTTCCCCCTGCGTCGTGCGCGGGCACGAGGTACACCAGATCGTGCAGGGCGTGGAAACGGACGCGGAGGGCATGGTGGTGGCCTACTGGATCAGCAACCGGCATCCGCTGGCAAGCACGGCAAACCTCCAGCCGGGACAAATCGAATGGG